GGATGGCTAAATTTGACCAACAAAAACGAAACGACATGGAACGTGCGCGAGAACAAATATTCGGCGCCACCGCAGAGTACATCGGTACCAAGGACCTCTCAGTCAAGCAAGAAGTTCTCCTCAAACGCGACGACCCAACCTGGGCGCCGCGTGTAATTTATGCAGGAAACGACGCATTCAACACCATTACCGGCCCAGCAATGATGGTCGCTATGGAGAGATTGTGTTGTCTAATGCAAACCGAGGATGACAACCCGAACATCTTGCCCGGAGAGACCAAGTACGGTGAGACTATCGGTGGCGTCAAAGCCATGTTCGCCTACAAGAGCGATGATGTTAAGCTGGTTCGGCATTTGAACCAACCAGGCTTCCCCGACACCGTTGAGGGTGATTTTTCTCGAAATGATCGAGAACAGCGCAAACGCGTTGCTTACCTCATCGACTGTTGGCTTGACATACTCGGCTTCCCGAACTGGCTACGATCGCTCATGTTTCGTTTAGAATCGTACAAGGTGCAGAGTCGCGCATATGGATTCCGCGCCCGCCTCAAATACCAACTTCCAACTGGCACAACCGCAACCACCTTCCGAAACTCGTCATACAACCTCACAATGTTTGCTGTCGCCTGCACGAGACAGAACATCAAAGCAAGAGCGAATATCCTGGGCGATGACATTCTGGCCGTATTGACACGCCGGTTTAGATTAGACCTATGGATACAAACAGTCGCTTCTTTCAAGATGGTTCTGAAGGCGAAGGCCCCACAACTAGACGGCAAGGCCACATTTCTAAGTCGACGCATCATCATGGAACACGATTACCCATGCATGCTACCCCTCATTGGTAAAGCTCTAGCCCGTTTTAACGCACGAGGCACATCCAACCCTACCTGCTCCGATTCACAATACATGGCAGGCAAGGCACTTAGCTATGCTTACGAATTCCGCCACGTTCCAAGCATTCGAGACATCTTTCTCGAACGTTTTGAAATGGAGGATGACGGCAGCAAAGTTACGCAAGATGAGCTTACCTGGTTCACGAGGACAAGTGGCATCGACATCAACAATATCGTTCAATGCATACTTTCAGAGAAGGTTATAGTGCCGGACGACACTTTCTGCGGATGGTTGATCACCCATTTTGACATTGGGTTGATCGACACCCTCGAATTGTGCCGTTCCATCGTACTCAACCCCAATCTGGAGTACGTTAGCAACCCCATGATATGCAAGTTTTCTGTCGACTACGAATAGACACTGAAGACAAACTTTGAGGTCTCCTTCGGGATGCGATCTCGGGGTGACTCCCAGTGCTGACCAGCCCCTCTACCAAGAGTAACAGTC